CTCAGGTGCTAATGGACCTGATTGATTCCAACGTGATGTTTCAATGCGTGCGTGCCTTAAGCTCATCGCCGCATATCGTGTTGCTGACATTAAATCGTCTCTTATTTTCACTATTTTTCCGTCCTTTCTGTGATATAGCCTGAATTCCTCAAACCAATCGTATAATGTGTTAAATACTCTAAATCTACCTTGTTCCATGCGTGTGAGCATGTCCATAATGCCTGCCTCGACACTATTGCCACCTTTTTTCTTGCCTAATGCAGGTGGATTCTCAAAGTGAAAGGGCAACATATTGACATTGCAGGCTCTATATTGTTCTGCCAATGTTGTGCCTGAGCCCTTATCGTGTTGATATCCGTCGTGCGGAAAGGCTATTGGGATAAAGTGTGAGCCCTCTCGCTCGTTAATAAACGAGGCATGGTAGTCAGGGGTCTGTTTTGCCATGCGGTAACAATCATAAACGTATACGATGTCCTCATCTCTATCCCATGCGACCCAAACCACTGCGGTAGGATGGTCGTAGCCAAAATCTATTGCTGCTATACGAGGAAAATGCTCAGGTATAGTAAATGGTTCTATGGTCAAAGCGTCTTCTGCTATTGGAAACACCAATCCTGAACCAATCATTGGTATTCCTTTACTTCTTAGTTCTCGCTCGTGTG